GCCGTCCGCCACTGAAAAGGCATCTACATCAGAGGTATTGTCAGCACCGTTGCACAGAATGGTGGCATTGAAATAATCCACCAAATCATCTGCGGTCAGTGGTGAATCGCAGTCCAGGAACCACTCATCAAAACCGCCTGCGTAGTAATAAGTATCGGCGTGCATACCGATGATAAGGTCTGCGGTACATTCCGCATTCAGCGTTCCCGTAAAGGTCAGCACATCGGACTTGAAGCAGGTGCCGGAAGAACGGTCACCAATGACATAGGTGAACTGCTTGTTGTTCGGCTCGATAACACCTGCGATAAAATACCAGCCGCCGTTCACAAGAGAAAACGATGGTGTCACGGTCTTATCCAGTATCAGTGTGCCGGAGGAATTATAGAGCATAATTCTCGGCTTGCCGGAATACAAAGACAGATAGAAAATCGGCTGTCCGGGACCATAACGGGTATTAAAAATCGGACAGAAGGTATTACCCACGGAATAAGTGGTAGGACACATCCATCCCCCCACGATGATACGCTCTCCAAGGTTTGCAAAAATTGTGCCGTCATTAGTCACCTGCAGGTGGGTTTTCTCCGTAGTCGGATTATTGATATTAAAGCGAATCTGACGCCCTTTCGGACTTTTACTAAGATTGGCGGTTGTGCCACTCCAATTTACAACAGTAAAGTTGCGTCCATAACCGGAAGAGTCGGCAAGCGCCGTATCCTCATCCGGTGCAGACTCGTTGAAGCGCCACAAGCCGGAGGCGGCATACTCTGCCGGAAACTCGCCCGTGAAATCCTTTTGTTTATTCAGAATTGTTTTCAGAGACATACCGTCACCTCCATCTGCTCTTGGCCTGTATTTGTAATTCTGTCAGCGTGGCATTGCTAACTTCCACGGTGACCGTGTTATCTCCGACAGCCAGTGTCGGAAAGTTCAACTCCTGCAAATACGGCAGGCCGTTTCGCAGAGTCTCACCGTTTTCATCCACCACATAGGCGGTCATTTTATCGGTATCCACAACAAGGATTTCTCCTTCGGAAAGCGTGGCATTTACGATTTTCAGTTCCGAGCCGTTTGTGGTAATGCTGATATAATTGGCCGACCCGGAAGTCAGTACGCCCTCAATGCGGTAAATCGGCAGGGATTCGATGTTGCCGATGGTGCGGGTCACGGTATGAGTGCCTTCCTCGGTTATGGAGAAGGTTTCGTCCGTGATGGCATATCCGAATGGGTCAGGGCAGAAAAACTTCAGTTCAAAACTGCCTGCCGAGCGGATAAGCCTTTCGCAGTCCACCGTATCGTTAAGCCTCGCCATAAAATATCGGTCCGGCACATCATCAAGCACAAGCTGGCGCAGGCCCTGCACCGGGTCAAGCCATGCAGCTACATCATCCAAAGCAGATACCAAGGAGGTGAAACTGTACTTGGGATAGATGTTGCACTGCACCTTGATTTCACGATAATCGAAGTCTGCTCCGAAATCCGCCACACCATATTTTCCCGGCACGGTGGTGGTAAAGTTTCGAAGTTTACCACACACCTGCCACGAAGTCAGACGGGCTTTGAGGCCCATGCTGCTCGATGCGATATCGTTAAATATAAATCCCATAGGTCAAAACCCTCCTTTATGCTGTAGTGAAGTGGCCCTGCGCACGGGAGCCACTTTGAATCAGGTTGTAAAGTTCCTGAGAAATCTTACGGATATCTTCCTCGCTTCGGACAATCATCTGCTGAATGGTAATCATGGCACCGCCGCCCGTTCCAATACCGGAAACAGTGTCGTTTCGATTTACCGTAGCATTGACCTCGAAATCCGTAGGCAGCGCCGTGGTCATATCCTCAGCCAAGCTCTGCATCACATCATTGATGTCAGCGCTCATGGCTTCCGCAGCTTTGACAGCTTCGCTGCCGTTGTCCTCAATGGAGCCGGACAGACCTTTTACCAGCATCTCACCAATCCAAGCCATCTCATCCGAAGGCGAATGGATACCGAAGAAGTCGCAGATGCCGTCCCAGATGGAAGAAATCCACCCGGACACCTTGTTCCAGAGCCAAGATGCAAGGGACTGGATGCCCTGCCACAAGCCTTTGACAAGGTTGCCGCCGACCTGCGCCATTTGGGATACGCCTTTGCTCAGGGCCTGCACAAGACCTGTGATAATCTGAGGCACAGCCTTCACGATTGTTACAATAATGATCGGCAGGTTCTTAATCAGCGAGGTCAGCAAGGAAATACCGGCCTGTACGATTTGTGGAATATTGTTGATGACCGCATTGACAATGCCAGAAATAATCTGCGGGATAGCGGCCACAATGGTGGTGATGATCTGCGGCAGCGCCTCAATCAGTGCCACCAACAGGTCAATGCCTGCTTGGATGATTTGAGGAATCGAACCAAGAACCGCAGAGATAATTCCTTCAATAATCTGTGGGATAGCCTCCACAATAGCCACGATGATTTGCGGCAGCGCAGAAACCAGTGAAGTCAGTAGCTGAATGCCTGCCTCAATAATCTGCGGAATGGCACCGATAATGAAATCTACAATAGCCAGAATAATGGAAGGGAGCGCTTCAATCAGCATCGGGATTGCCGTAAGCAAGCCTTCTGCAAGCCCCATAATCAGCTGCAGCGCTGCATCCAGTATCAGCGGCAGGTTTGCAATCAGACCCTGTACGATGGTAACAATGGCCTGAACTGCAGCCGGAATTAACTGCGGCAGTGCTGTTCCGATGCCTTCCACCAAGGCCACCACCAGCTGAACGGCGGCATCCACCAAAAGAGGAAGGTTATCAATCAGCGCCTGCACAATGGTCATAATGGCTTCCACTGCTGCGGGAATAAGCTGCGGAAGGAGCGTCAGTATTGTGTTCAGTAGCTGCGTGAACAGCTGGGTCACGGTATCCAGAAGAGACGGAAGCAGGTCTGCAAAAGCTGTCAGGAGCGCATTCGTCACCGTCGGCAGAACCTTGACCATATTTTCAATGACCGGAGTCACATTGCGGATTACATTCTGGAGAGCGTCCACCATGTTCTGGCAGAGCATTTCCATATCGGCATCCGCATTACCAAAGCCTACAAGCAGGTTTTGCAGTGCTGCCTGCAGGGAGTTGATGGAGCCGGAGATGGTGTTTTCTGCTTCTGCGGCAGTAGCACCAGCCACGCCCATGCTGTCTTGGATAACATGGATGGCCTCGACCACATCGGCATAGGAAGAAATATCGTACTCAATACCGGAAATGGCCTGCGCATCAGCAAGCAGTCGTTCCATCTCGGTCTTGGTGCCGCCGTAGCCCAGCTTCAGATTGTCCAGCATAGTGTAATTCTGCTTGGCAAATCCCTGATAGGCATTCTGAATCAGAGAGATGTCCGTACCCATTTTATTGGCGTTATCAGACATATCCGTGATAGCCATGTCTGCGTATTTCACAGCAGCTTCAGTGTCACCACCAAGGGACTGAATCAGCGAAGCGGAGAACGAAGTGACCGTCTCCATGTAGTCATTCGCTGACATACCGGCTGTTTTATAGGCATTGGCAGCGTAGGTCTGGAGTTCTTGCGAGGATTCCTTAAAGAGGGTGTCAACGCCGCCCACCAGCTGTTCGTAATCGGCATAAGCGGCAATGACCTCTTTGCCGAGGGACACTGCCGCCGCACCAGCTGCCACAGCAACGGCACCCATTGCGGCACCGATGCCTTTTAAGACGCTGCCGAACTTTTCAAATTTGCCGGAGGATTTATCTGCGGCATCACCGGCCTCGTCGATTTCTTCTTCCAGATCATCGGCGCTGTCGGCGGCATCGTCCATTTCACGTTCGGCTTCATCCAAAGCCGTATTGTTGCGGTCCAGTTCACGCTCCATGTCATTGAGGGCCGCAGTTGCATTGTTCAGCTGAATCTGCCAGTTCTGAGTACGGCGGTCATTTTCACCGAAGGACTCAGCAGCATTGGCAAGGGCTGCACGGAGCGTTTCAATTTTCTGTTTTTGTGCCTCGATTTCCTTATTCAGTACTTGATTCCTTGCAGTCAGTGCCTGTACGGAATTGTCGTTTTTATCAAACTGCGAGGACACCACTTTCATTTCCGAACCGAGGACCTTAAAGGACTGGTTGATTTCGGACAGCGCTTTCTTGAATTCCTTTTCGCCTTCCAGTCCAATCTTGAGACCAAAATTATCCGCCATCAAACCACCTCCTTAGATTCCGTCCGGGATAATGTCGTCG